AAATTATATTTAAAAGTTATATGCGATTTATTTGAAAACAAAAAATATATAAAAGATATAAAGATTACATATAGTAAGGGAGAAGTTTTTACGATTTTTCAAGTGTCGAGAGATATTCTTACAGAAAAGGGAAAAAATTTTATACAAAATTTATCTATATAAAAATAATTACAAGGGGCGTAGGATTTCATTATCTTACGTCTTTATTTTGTTTAGATAAGGTGTATGTGGTCTAGGTGTGCAATACGGTTAGTGACGAAGCGATAACGATTAAAATAAGTGGAGGACGATTTTAAATGAAATTAATGTATTTAATAGGATACAAATATAAAGAAACTGAAAATGATACTGAATATAAAGACGTTAGTGTTTTTATTGCTAGAGATAAGGAAATAGACTTCAATAAAGAAGGCAGAAAGATAGCTTTAAGGTTACAAAGAGAGAATATTATTAAAAATGTTGAACTAGAGAGATATATGAGGTTGGATAGTTGTAGCAACATGAGTATTATTGAGTTATAAATTGGAGGGATTTTAAATGATTATTTTTAGACCAGCAACACATCTTTTAGAAGATGCTATGAAAGAAGCTAGAGAATTTAATACTGAAGAAGAAATGAAAGAATATATAGTTAAGCAACGAGATAATGCCTTTAGTATAGAGGATATTGTAATAGAAGATAGAATATCTTTCGATAGTAGAATTGGATGGGAAGATACTAGATATGTATGTACTAAAAGATATGGAGAAGAAATATTTTCTTGTCCTCAATGTATAGGTATGTGTGCAACTAAATATATTAAGTAAATGGTTATAATTTCATTGATTTACAATATTTAATATTATATAATATAGTTATTAATAAATTATAAGGTGGTTTAATTTATGGGATTGAATTTTAGGAAAAGTTTTAAGATTGGTAAGTTATTTAGAGTTAATGTTAGTAAAGGTGGAGTAGGATTAAGTACTGGAATTAAAGGTGCTAGGATTTCAGTAAATAAGAAGGGTGTAAGAACTTCGGTAGGTTCCAATGGAGTTTATTATACTAAGGGTAAGAGCTGGAAGTCGATGGGTGTTGATGGAGTAGATAGCAGAGATAATAATAATGTTGTTTACTTAGATAATAATAGTAATAGTGGTAATTTAAATGACTTAAGAGTTAAGAGTTGTAAAAAGAGTTTAATTACTATGGGTTTAGCTTGGTTATGTGTTATTACTGGAGCTATATTTATTATACCTTTATTTTTTGCTATACCTTTATTTTTATATAGTGTACTTAATAAAGAACAGCGAGGATTACTTAAGCTTCAATTAGCTGTTAAGGAGTATAGAAAAGGTAATATAGATAAGAGTAGAGAATTATTATATAAGGCTGATGTTATGTGTATAGATAATAGAGAAGTCATTGAGAGATTGGGTGAGTTATTAGAAGAGTCTGTTTAGGCTCTTATTTATTTTTTATAGTCAAAGAAAGTCAAAGTATAAATGTGTAGTTGTTAAGTATGGAGGTGATATAATGGGACTAAATGAGAGACAACAAAAGGTAATTGAATTATACAGTGCAGGTGAGACGGTTACTAATATGGCTAAGATTTTAGGGGTTAGTAGGAATACAATATACGCTGATTTGAATTTAGATGATGTTAAGGACGGAGTAAACAAGTGCTTAACTGAATTAAAAACTCAGTCAGAGAAGAAAATCACACAAGATTTAGATTTATATATTTCAGAATTGAAGAAAATAGCATTAACAAGTAAGTCTGAGAAGAATAAATTAGATGCGATACAGTATATATTGAATAGAATATATGGTACTCCTACAAGCAAAGTAGCTGATGTTACAGAGCAAGAGAAGGATAATGCTAATATTGATATAGATAAAGAAATAGAAGGTTTTGTAATAGACTTTAAAGATGTAAAAAAGGTTAATTAAAATCAATATTTTAAAGCATAAATTTTATCTTTATACCTAATAGGGGTATATGATTGTAATTGATAATGATATATATGTATAAGTTAATATTATATATAAGGAATCGCACAATAAAGCCATTAGTAAGGTGTATAGGGGTATGTTGAAAGAAATATATAATATACTTGCATATAACTAAATAAGTGCGTCATTGTTATAAAAGCACTTGTAAGCAAGTAATATCAACGTTTATAATGTGTTTGTATGTTTTATTTTACGTCGCTAAATTAGTTAATTAGCGACATGATTAGAAGGTTGATGAGTGTTAAATGCAAGAAATAAATTAAATAAATTCAAATGTTAATTGAGGTAGATTTGTTCTATCTCTTTTTATTTTGCATTCAGACGTACCGATAGGGGGTATGCTTCTATTTATGGAAAGTCGAAAATGCGTGTGGTTCCCATCATAATTTTTCTTACCATTTTTAAAACTTAAACCCTATAAACCTAGTAAACAAGCCGTTTATAACAATATAATAATAATAATGTAGGAGGTGAGCAACGATTATAATAAATTATGATAACCAAAAATTTGAACAAGACCAATTTAACCGATATATATTATTTAAATATCTTACTATATCATTTATAAAAAATGGATTAGATGAAGAGAATGCAAGAATATCCGCAACTAAATTAATGAATAAACATAAAAACAACTTATTTGGTAGAAATGGATTAGCAGTATCTTTGGGAGAAAAGAACTTTGAATTCTTTTGTATATACTTTTTACAAGATACCTTTATACCTAAAGAAGATAATACAGCACGTAATTTAGCACCTGTTCATCTTGAGATATGGGAAGAACTACAACAAATGTTTATAGAGGATAAATGGGATAAGGAAGAGTTTATTCTAAGTAGAGGGTTGGCGAAGAGTACTATAATAAATAAAGGATTAAGTTGCTTCCTACATGTTTTTAAGAAATCACGTTATTCAATTATTATAGGTAATAAAGAATCGGATTCGGTTCAATTCATCGATGATACTAAGAAGATGCTTCAAAATCCGTTTATAGTGAAAGGATTTGGACAATTAATAAATAAGAAAACTAGAACTGTAAACAAACAAGAATTAGAACTTGATAATGATACTAAGATACAAGCTTTTTCTTGGGGTTCTTCCGTTAGAGGTACTACATATGGTTGTATAGATGGAATATTTAGACCTACATTGGTACTATTAGATGATATTTTAAGTGAAGAGGATATATTATCTGATAACGCAAAAGAAAAGGTAATGAATAAGTATTATAAAGAAGTTGCAGAAGTAGGAGATACAGAAGTTATAAGAAATGGTGTTAAAATTAAATCAAGTTCAAAATTCCTTATAATCGGAACTCCTTTGGCTCCAGATTGTTTTATAAATACAATTAAGTTAGATTCAACTTTTAAAGTATTCCATAGAAAAGTAGTTGAATTTGATGTAGATAAATATTTTGAAGAAAATAAATACTGGCAGCATTATAAATCAATTTTATTAAATGACAAGATTAATAAAGATGAAAAAGACATCTTATTAGATAATTATTACTTAGATAATATTGATAAAATGAAGTTCAACACTATTTGGGAGAAATATAGATGTGATAAAGATATAGCACAAAAATACTTTACTAAGAGAACTGCTTTTATGCAAGAGTTAATGTGTGACTGTGAAAAGATAGGAGAGAAATGGGTTAAATCTATAAGAGTACAAAACAAAGATGAAATTAACTCACATAAATTTATTAAAACTATGCTATGTATAGACCCAGCTTCTACAACAAGTAGAAAAGCAGACTATTCGGCTTTTGTTGTGGGTTCAGTTGGTGATAATACATTCAAGTATATAAGAAAAGGTATAATTGCTAAGTTATCATTTTTACAATATTGTAATAAGGCTATAGAGCTATTAAGGAAGTATGAAGATATTACACATGTATTTATTGAAAAGAATACATATCAAGGTACTGATGTTATTAAAATTAAAGAATTAATTGAAAAAGATGATGAACTAAGAAATAGAAATATACAGTTTATAAATGAAATGCAGAGGAAGAATAAAGATGATAAAATATCTTCAATTATTGATGATATAAATAGCGGAAGAATTATATTTAATGAAGAGGATAAAGAATTTATAGACCAAGTTAAAGATTTCGCAGGGCAAAAATACACTTTACACGATGATGCTATAGATTGTGTTGCAGAATGGGCTATAAGAATAGAAGATATAAAAAACATAGGTAGTATAAAAGTACTTCCTTTATCTTATTTATTTTAACGGAAAGGAGAGAATTTAATGATAGATAAAACACTACTACAAAAATGTTATGAAGACTTTAAAGGTAAGAAAAGCGATTATGATAAAATGTATAGTTACTATAAAGGCGATACAGATGCAATGTCTAACTATAAAATGGTTACTGCAAGGAATAATAATAAAACGCCAGTAAACTTTTTGAAAAAATTTATTAAAGAAGAAGTCTCATATTCGGTTGGAAATGAGATTACATATATAAGTAAAGAAGCAAATACAGAAATAATTAAGGATATAGATTATTATACAAGTCATTGGTCAGAGCAACACGATAGTAACTTATGTAAAAAGATGCTTACATTTTCTAAGTGTTATGAATTATATTACATTGATAAAAAGGGATTTAGTTCTAAAATAATAACACCTAGAGAGGGATATGTCTATGTTGATAACGTTGGTAATATCTCTTTTTTCATGCACTTTTTTAAAAAGAGGTTTGATGATACTCAATATATAGATATTTATGATAATAAATTTATATATCACCTAAACGATTCTTTTGAGGAAGTAGCACCTGTAAGTACGCATATATTTGGTGTTGTTCCTGTTGGAATAGCCACACTATCAGAAGAGGATAAAGATGATACTTTATATAAGGATATAAAAGGACTAAGTGATGCATATGAGACTAATTTAAGTGATATTAGTAATGAAATCAGTGATTTTAGAAATGCTTATTTAAAAATTATGGGCGTAGAGTTAACAAAAGAACAAGCAGATTCCATGAAAGAAAATGGAATCATTCAAATGAATACAAAAGATGGGAGTGTAGATTGGTTAGTAAAAAATATAAATGATACGTTTATACAAAATACACTTAATACCATAGAGGATAAAATATATCAGATAGCAAGTCATATAAATCACAATGAAAAAATTCAATCAAATGTCAGTGGAGTTGCTTTAAGAGCTAAATTGTTTGCATTAGAAAATAAATGCGGATTAAACCAAAAGGCATTAACAGATTGTATTAAGACTAGATTAGAGTTGTTATTCTTATATATCAAAACTATTAAAAATAAAGAATACGACTTTAGAGATATTGAAGTTAAGTTTACTTCCAATATTCCACAAGATGATAATGTTGTGGCAAACTATATTTCTATTTTAGTTGGAGCAGGAATTATATCTAAGGAAACCGCTAGAGGTTTATTAAGTTTTATTAATAACACAGCCAATGAAGCTGAAAAGGTAGCTAATGAAGAGAATGAAGTTAATACTGGAAAAACTTTATTAGATAATATAGGAAGTGGTAACTAATGGACTATAGGAAACTACAAGAACAATTTTCACAATACATATATGATGAATCTGAAAAACAAGAGAAAGCAGCATACCAAAATCAAAAGAAAAATCAAGACGAATTATTAAATTTAGTAGGTCAAATACTTGTTTTCTATACAATTGCAGATAGTAAGTTGTCTTTAGGGGTTAGAGAAATTAAAGCTCTTGAAGGGGATTTATATTCTAAGATAATTGAAATAGTAAAAAAGGAATTTGATTTAGAAAAGAATTTAATTAATGATATCTTAACTAATACTACAGAAGAAAAATACTATTCTGATGCTTATGTGACTCAATTAGCTTATGATTTTAAGTTGCAAAAATTAACTAATAAACAAATAAAAGATATAGTAAATGCGAAAGTTGATAGTGAGTTATGGAGTGACAGGCTATGGAGTAATAAAAAAGATTTAGAGAAGAAATTAAAAACTGAGATAACTAAATTTCTTCAAGGCACTATCGACGTAAATAAAATAGGTAAAGTAATTCAAGATAGATATGGTCAAAACGCATTTAACACTAAAAGATTAGTACAAACCGAGGTATCTAAGTGTCAGTCAATTTCTAACGATGTATTTGCTAAAGAACATGGTGTAGAATGGCAATTATACTCAGCTACTTTAGATAATAAGACAAGTGGTTTGTGTAGGGATTTAGATGGTACAAGGTATAGAATAGATGACGCTGATAAAAGGATTCCTGGAGAGAATACACATCCATTTTGTCGAAGCGTATTAATTAATTTACCTTCTTCTGATTGGACTCCTAAAAATAGGAAGGATAATATTACAAATGAAACAATAAATTATAAAACTTATAAAGAGTGGAAAGAAAATAATAATATTTAATTGTGTCTATAGTCAATATTAGGTTATAG